AGTACCACCAGTACCTACTGTACCATTTACAATCCTTAATGCTTTATCATTATGAGTTGTTTGCTTTGTCCAACCAGTAGGTGCCGCAGTTTGTTGAAACAACATTGAAGTGCCTGATGGAAATGGTTCAGCGTTGTTTACTGCTGTTGTCACAAACGCTGTAGTAGCCACCTTTGTTGTATTGTCACCTGCTGTTTGTGTTGCTGCTGTTGTAGCAGTGTTAATAGTCCCATTTAAGTCACCACTAAAGGTTGTTGCAGAAGCTGTACCTGTTACGGAAACACCTGTTGCGGTGGTGGCTAGTTTAGTTGCGTTGTCATAACGAAGTGTTGCCGAACCATCCTTGATGAAAGTTGCGTATGTTTCTGCACCAGTGCCATCTTCAAACGAAATGTTTGTTCCCTTGATTATTAGACTTCCAGCACCTGAATTTTCCTCAATAATACTATTTGTACCATCATGATAAATCTGTAAGTCAGCACTGTCACCTAGCTTAATGATATCATTGTCACCCATGTTAAGATGTGTAGTTAGTGTAGTTTCACCTGTAACACCAAGAGTACCTGCTACTTGTATGTTCGTATCAAGTTTTGCACTTGTCACGGAGTTAGACGCAAGATGTTCTGCATCTATTGACCCTGCAACGTAGTGTTCAGAATCAATTACATCATCTGCTATTTTTGTTCCATCAATAATGTCTGCGGCTAAATGCTCTCCATCTATTGACTCTGCAACGTAGTGTTCAGAATCAATTACATCATCTGCTATCTTAGTACCGTCTATAGCGTCTGCTGCTAAATGCTCTCCATCTATTGACCCTGCAACGTAGTGTTCAGAATCAATAGAATCATCAGCTATCTTTGTTCCATCGATAGCGTCTGCTGCTATACCTCCTGCAGCAATCTGTGGTCCTTCACCTGATGTACCATCGTGTGAGTGTCCTGTTGTACCGTCAAATGCAGTCTCAAGTTTATCAAACTCTCCATCGAGATCGGATGCGTTAATTACGTTACCGTCTGCAATGTTATTTGCTGTATCATTACGGGTGTATCCGTTTCCCATTTTTTATCTCCTAGCGTTAGTAGAATACTGCAATGTAGCAGCATCTATTGTAAAAACAGCGTCTGTATTAGCTCCTGTTGTTTCGTATAATATTGACACTGTAAATCCTGAACCTATTGTTTGTACTTCGTATATAGCTTTTTGCTTTACTCCAAACAAAGATGTTCCATAAATACCTGAACCGTATGTTATTGACGCCGCAGCATCACTCGATAATATCGAATCAGGTTGAATACTATCGGGTTGGTCAAAATCAAACTTGAGAGAATACTCAAGATCAAAATCACCATTTACATCTAAATATGTCACACCCTTGTATATTGTTTTTCGTACAGTCGGATCGCCCAATGGGATAAACGGGGTAGCAAACGTAGCAGGTATGTCTGTACCTGCAAACGAGTTACCTTGTTCCATTTGATATATGAATCCATCTGCGTTACCGAAGTAAATTCTTTCTGCGAAACCGTCATACTCACTGTAAGTTACAAAAGCATTTATACCACGTGTATCGTTGAATGCTATGCCAGTTTCTAGTTGAGTTGCACCAATCCCTTTTGCTGCATCGTTGGTGTATGTTGAGTTGTATCCAAATATTCTGTACTGACTTTTTTCTCGAATAACCGTGCTTGAGAAACCATTTGGACTACTACTTATTAAATCAAGTATCTCAACTTGTATTGTTTTTGATACAGCCGCAAGACTAAAGTCACCAAATCTATCTGTAGCAGAGAAGAGTCTTAGACCGTCAGGACCTAAGAATATAATATCGCCACCTATCTCTTGTACTGTATCCTCGCCTACACAGCCTAAATCACGAGATACTGGCTTTAGTTGAAAGTCTCCTACACTGCTTCCTGCAATTACATTAATACTATTTTCACTAAATACAATAAGTTGATCTCGGAAAACAATCATTCCTGTTATTGTATCAGCTACGTTTATTATACCACCGCCACTCGCACTTGTAAAGTCCGTATCATCATAAGGAGCAGAAAAAACAAGACTTTTACCGTTACCAAGAAAGATGTGGTTCTTGAAATTCGTTACAAAGCTAGAACCTGATGTATCAGTGGGCAAAGAGGATAGTTGCTCAAACGTAGTACCGTCAAATCTGTAAGGCTTACCCGTACTATCTACAAGCATAAGTTTCTCTGTGCCGTCAAAGTCGTATTTCAGAAATCGTACCTTGCCTGACCCACCTACTGTGACACCTGCACTATTATACGTAGCATTGTCACTTATCTGTGTCCACCCTGAACCTGCAGATCTAAATAGGTCATCACCTCTTACAGCATAAACATTACCACCGTAACGATGTAGACCTCTGATAACACCTGTGTTACTTACGGCATTTGTATCAAACTTTTCAAATCCTTCTATTCGTGTATATCCGCCAAATATAGATGGTTCAAAGTTACGAAGTATTCGTGCTGATCCGGGAGCTTGAAATCCCTGCTGATACGGGGATAGGTTGGTTATCAAACCACCCTTAAACTCAAATGAATGTGTCTGCCACCTATCAGGCATTAAACAGCCCTTGCATATATATTTTCATTAACAAGTAAAGTTCTCATTTGTTTCAAGCCATCCTCAAACTTACGGAGAGATAATGTAGCTGATTCAAGATTGTCTCTGAACATGTACGAGTGATACATTGCACCATCCACAATTACATGTTTGAATCTGAATGGTATTGTGGGAACGTCGTCGTACGTATCTAAGTCGGCAGGAATCATAAAAAATTCATACTCAATTGTGTAGGCTTTATCTGGCATAGGTGCAACGATAAGATCGCCATCTTGAGATCGAACGATGTATTCAGGAATTGTACCTTTTGTGGTATCTGTCTCGCCTTCTTGATCTATGTATCTGTCTACATATTCATCGTAGCTCATCTGCTTAAGTCTTCTTGCTTCGTTGAGATCGAGTGAAGCATTACGTAAGATACGAACAGTATCAAAGTCGGTGTACTTTGCGTTCTCTGGTAGAGGGTATCTTAACTCACCTGCAGTAAGAGTTATGTCATCTGTGTTGTGATTGAAGGGCCAACTGAAATGCTTTTGATTGATGTCACGAATTGCAGAGTTTATTGCATCTTTGACTTGAGAGTAAAACCCATTGGCTGTAGCAAAATTAGAAGATGTAAGTTCTGTCTCATTAAGTCTACGACAGACTTCATTTGAAAGGGAGAGATAATTGTAAGCCATCAGTTTTTCTCCACGACTCTTATACGAACTTCTTCTTCACGAACAGTAGCATCACTGGCAGTCACACGACACACAATCTTGTATGTTGTGAAAGCAGTACCACTGCCTAAATATATTGTAGCAACTGTACTTGTATTGGTACGACTAACAAGTTGTAAACCATTTACAATCTGACTGTCTGACCAAGTTTGCAACACACCGTCTGCATCGTATATTTTCCAAACAACTGATGCGATTGTATCGGTGTCAAGAAGAGGTTTCCAGTTAATTGAATAATCTAATTGTTCGTCGGGATCTTTATCGGGCCATTTCAACGCCATTAAGCAGCCCTCCTTTGTGAGCTTGTCTGTTGAGGTAGAGTATTAGCTACGTTTCTTCTATCATAAGCCGTTGCACTAAACACTGTTACAACACCTGTAGCTGTTGGCGTACCAATAGTTCCAGTTGCTTGTACACTGTTAAGAGCTTCAGTTACATCTTCTGCTAGTGTATTGACAAAACCTGTAGCTTGAACGCCTGATGGTCTTGCAGAGTTTCCTACTCCTACGCCGTTAACTGCTCCAGTTGCAGCCACACCAGTAAGGTCTTGTGTTGCATTAATAACAATAGAGTTCTGCTGAGTTACACCCTCTACACCAGTAACAGGAATAGTTAAATCTACTTGGACTGAACCAATAGAACCAGTAGCAGATACACTATCAAGATTTTCATCAACATCAATCTCAAAGCCATTTACTTGAACTGGTGCTACAGAACCTGTTGCTTGTACGCCTGTAATGGTTTCTACTACAAACGCTATTCCGTATCGTGCTTTTCCATACTCACCTAGACCATATATTGCTACATACGCTGCATCGTAATTGACAGTGATGGTGTTACCCATTGCATCGCCGTGAACTGTACAATAATAACGTAGACTACTAAATGTACGAGCATCTACTTCTATAGTAACCTTTGCACCTGCAGTTCCGGGTGTTCCCGTGTTTGTAACACCGTTTGTAAAGGAATTACCAAGTGCATCTTTGAATGCTAGCTGATGTCCTGAATTGCTACTATCTGAAAGATCGAAAGTATATGTATTACCTCTATTAAAAGTAAGAGAAGGTTTTGCAACCCCCCTGAGATAATATATGTTTGTTCCGAACCCATCATCAGCGACAGTAACATCGTAAGTATTTAATAAGGCTGTTACTGACCCTAGCGTAGCTGTTGCAGATGTAGATAATAGCAACTCTGTGTTATCGTTAGCATAAGTTACCGTACCTACTTGCCCTGTAGCACTAACACCTGTTACTAATTTACTAATAGTGGTATTAGTAGCAGTTATCTGTACTGTAGCACTAACTGACTCTAGAGATATGATAGGAGCTGCAAAGTCATATGAAGCAGTGCCATATTCTCCTGAACCATATACACCATCACTAGCACTGTAGAACGAC